GTTTGTAATCGCTTTGGTCTAAGGAGCACAAGATGCAAGCACTGATTAACCTGGCCATTGTACTGTTACCCATTATTGTAATGGGCTTGGCACTGATCCTCAAAGGAGAGTTTTAATGATCACTATCACCGGACTGAACCCCAAACAACGAGCACTCTGCGACATCATGTGGAGATTGGAAGAGTATGCGGCTGTGCAGGCATTCATTGCCACCCTGCCCAAGGAAGATCGAGTTGAGTGCCGCACCTTGATCCATATGATGGTCTTGGCCTTTGCTGATGAGGTCACCCAGGTCGAAGAAGCCCAAAGCGTCCTATCTCAATTCCGACTGTAAGGAATCAAAATGAAAAACCTCATCGAAGCTGTTGGCGTAATCGTGGGCTTGATCGCTACCCTGCTGTTCCTATCCTTCCTGCTGAGCTGGCCTGTGATGATGCTGTGGAACGGTTGCTTGGTGGGCGCTGTTGATGGCGTTCGAGAAGTCACTTGGCTACAGGCCTGGGGTCTACAGTTCTTGTTCGGCCTCTTGTTCAAGGCCACTGTGACCAAGATGAAAGAACCTGGTTGACAGTGCTTTCAAACGGTGCTATAATACACACATCGCAACAAGGAGCACTGTATGAAAGAACTAGACACTAAACGAGCAGGCGGCTTTGCACTAGCCGCAGTCTTGGACGCTCAACGTCGTAACAGCAACAACAAGAGTCTCTACACACAGGAACAGATCCGTCGAGCTCTGAGCGTGAGAGATCTGCTGGATTCGGCATTCTCTTACCACAGTCTCTACATCAACTATCGCAAGAAGTTCATTGCTGTCAAGGTAGAGGGAGCTCGCGCTAGAGACCGCATGTCTAAACAGGTGATTGAACTGTTTGAACAACAGGGCTATGGTGTTGTTTCTACGCAACAAGGCATCATTGTACGACTTGACAGTGCCCAAATTTGAAGTTATAATACACACTTACACAACAAGGAGCTACCATGCACAATCCCATCCCCAAGTCAGACTTGTTCGTAACAGAGACACTGAGCCAGGTGTTTGCTCGTATTGAAAGCTTCAGCAACCGACAGGAACGAGCACAGGCCTATCAGATCGCCATGCTGGTGCTGAATGCTTGTCATGAAACAGTTCAAAAAGAGCTTGACAAAGAGACAGTTTGAGGTTATAATACATGCTTACACACACTAAGGAGCTAGATATGGAACTCACAGCAACTCAAGTAGAAACTATCGTAAACGCGGCAATGACCACTGCCCAAGAAGCCGCAAAGCGAGCCCTGGCCCAATACGGTGACCGTGACGCATGTGGCTTTGCCTGGGTCAACGTGTACGACTACCAGGGCAACAAGATCCGTGCCAACTCCAAGCTGGGCCGAGCACTGATTGCGGCAGGTGTGCGCAAGGACTACACTGGCGCCTACTGCCTGTGGAACCCCAGCAAACTGGGCGTTCAAAGCATTGGCATTCTGGAAGCCGGCGCCTATGCGGCAGCTGAGGTGTTCAAGGCAGCAGGCTTCACAGCCTACGCAGGTAGCCGAATGGACTAATGAATGGGATAGGGCACTTGACAACAGTGCCCTATCGTGTTATAATACTGTTTTAACTGCAACAAAGGAATACACGATGGCAACACGAGCTAGCATGAAACCCAGCAAGGTAGATAACGTTCTTGAGTTTGATCAGGAAGCAATTCGACGAACCGAAGCTGCTGTGGCTCTGGAATCAGACGAGGAGATCATTGCACGACTCCGCGAACGCTTTGAGATCCTGGACGAGATGACCAAGGCAGTGCGCTCAGGCGATATCCGCGCCATGATCGTGTCAGGTCCCCCAGGCGTGGGCAAGAGCTTTGGCGTTGAAGCAGTACTGCAAAAGGACGGCCTGTTTGATGTCTTGGCCGACCGTAAACCCAAGTTTGAAGTGGTCAAAGGCGCTATGAGCTCAATCGGTCTTTATGCCAAACTGTATGAGTTCTCCGCAGCTGGCAATGTGGTTGTGTTTGACGACTGCGATGACATCTTGCACGAAGAACAGAGCCTGAACACTCTTAAAGGTGCTTTGGATAGCAGTGAGCGACGCTTTATCTCTTGGAACACTGACAGCCGTATCCTGCGGTCGGAAGGCATTCCAGATCGCTTTGAGTTCAAAGGTGCTGCGATCTTTATCACCAACATCAAGTTTGAACATGTTCGCAGTAAGAAACTGCGCAGTCACTTGGATGCCCTGGAGAGCCGTTGTCACTACATTGATCTGCAGATGGATACACCACGTGAGAAGATCCTGCGTATCCGACAGATCGTGGGCGATGGCATGCTGGACCGCTATGACTTTACTGAGCCTGCTGTGGTGGCTGAAGAACTGGTCAACTATGTGGTGGCTAACCAGGATCGCCTGCGTGAACTGAGCCTGCGCATGGTGTTGAAACTGGCTGACCTGCGTAAACGATTCCCCTCCACTTGGACTGCTATGGCTAGAACCACTTGCATGAAACGTGTATGATGGACACTGTACAGCGAATAGCAGTGGCTGCGGCCCTGTGCATGGTCATGCTGGCAGCAGGCATTGAGTGGGATCACTGGGCATTCGTCTGTGTGATCTCCTTGTTCTGGGTCAGCAACTACTTGGCCACTAGACATGGAGTGGAACTGGGCGTGGCCACAGGTATTGAGATGATGACTGTCATGACTGAAGCTCAACGCAACGATGTCATGAACTTGGTACGCCAAGCACAACGAGAAGAAGAGAATGAGTAACACAATCACAACATGCACCTACATTGGCTCAGGTGGGGGCTGCACTGCCGAGGCACAACCAGGCTCTAGCTACTGTAGGGAGCACCATGCTGTGGTTTATCGGGCGGGCAGCGGACGTACACGTAGGCGGGATACACGCCAAGCAGACCGTATACGTGAAGTGGAGCAACTGTTCCAAGAAGCCATTGAACTCTTGATCTTGGAAGGCTTTGATGTGTACGGTGACTCGGAACTGGCACCCCCCATCACGGCACTTGAAGAAGAGTTCCTGGATCGGTGAGGGTGATGGGGGTGGGGGGTGGCCATGTGCTGTTGCAACAGCAGCCCCCTACAGCACAAGCAAGCAATGGAATTTCTTTTCAAAAGTTTTCAAATCCTTCAAATTCTTCAAATCCACCCTAAAAAAAGGTGACTTAGATTAAAACGGCCTGGTAGATTTATCTGACTACCTTGCGTAAATTACTGCACATTTTTTTAGCCTGCGTATACTCCTCGGTCCCTGCGTTTTGAGAATTAAAAATTTTGCGCAGCAAATTTTTAGGTCTGCTCTGTAGACCTCTCACTCCGGCACTGTATATTCACTATGTCGATAGAGTAAATACACTGTGTGTAGAAAAGTCGTCTACACCGTGAATATATACATAATAGGAGAAATTCATCATGACCGATATCAATAACAATGCAAATCCAGCGTTAGATGCTGCCATTTCAGAAGCTGTAGTCAGTGTAGTAACACACAAGTCAATCTGGGCCAGTAAGACATTCTGGACCAACGTAGTTGCTGCTGTGGCTGTTGCTGCACAGATCAAGTGGGGCTATGTGGTAGATCCATCACTACAAATGTTGGCTCTAGCAGCGATCAACACCTTATTGCGCAAGATCACCAATCAAGCTGTGACATGGTAAGAACCCGCTAGATCAGTCTGATATTACATCAGCTGCTGCCGGGTTGACAGGATAGGATACACTTGTATCATGTGTGTTCTATCCTGTTTCATCTAGTGTGTGTAGAGTGTGTAGAGTGCCGGGTCTGCGTTGTGTTTAGAATTATATATGTAGATAATAGTTTTGAAAAAATATTTTTACCGCTGTGCGCTTCGCGCGGGGTTGGCTCTTGTTTCCGCCATAATCTCAGTATATAATCATGTTTATAGATAAGTACGGATATGCTCACTTCTACCTGGAACCGCCACCATGCCCCGCCTACACATTATAACAGATTCACTAGATCCCTTGTGCCGATTAATCTCTGACGATCCTGTACGCCCAGAGATTCCCCTTGAATTTCGAGTCAGTGACAGCTCGGAAATATTTGTTCTATTAGATGATTCAGATCAGCCTGCTGCTGCTGTGTGTTGTGCCTATAGAAACCTAATACCATCCACTGTTGTGGAATTGGCTCAACAGCCTGATATTCTGCCGCATGTGGCTGTGTTCTACACCATATGGAGTTATCAGTCTGGTGCGGGACGCAGATTGATTACTGCTGCCCGTGATTGGATCACTAACAATAGACCCACAGTATCTGAGTTTGTGACTCTAAGTCCCACCACTGACATGGCCCGAGTATTTCACTTGCGCAATGGTGCTGAGATATTTAGAGTCAATTCCGACACAGTCAATTACCTGTATCCTTCTTTGCAAGCAAGTGATTGAACAGGATTTCCAGCTCGGCCAGGGCTAGATCATAATTCCCAGTGACACGTACTGCATGGCCACCTGCGGCCTGCCATTGGGCACAGTTATCTGCACGGTCATCTACCAAGATATCACCTGGTTTACAGTGGCGCCATTTGTCCGTACTGTAAGGACCAAAGTTGACCCGAATACCAGGATAGTATTCCTGCATCCAATCAAACTTGTCTTGAAATACATCAGGTAGATCATTCTTGTTGGGAATAGCAGTAAGCATACGTAGATTCCATCCCAGTTCATCGCGGAATCGGCGGGCCAGAGCCATCATTTCGTCGGCCCGCGGCATTTTAGGCAAGTTGCGGAACCAATGTGGAGCATCTCTAAGACGGTTCCATGAAGCTTCGGGCCATTGTCCATTTTGATCTGCTTGTTCTATCTCTTCCTTTATGGCATTGAGATATACACTGGCACCGGTGAAAAAATCGGCTACTACGCCGTCCATGTCTATATTAATTGTTGGCATATTTTATTTTAAACTTAGTTCTTGATCATGCAAGCGGTCTATCAATACAAATATGCTTTTCAGCACCTGTGCATTACGTAGACTCTTGTACACTAGATTGGCATTACTGAATTCACCCAAATTGGTATCCAGGCCCATTTGTCTATACTTGCGTAACAATTGTACACTATTTCTAGCTGTATGTAAATCCCCTGTTTTGACTGCATGTTGTAGAATAGTGGTCCATATACCAACCATGCGTTCAACTTCGTCACGATCATATTTGGGTATATCCGGGTTGGGTTCGTTGATCCATTCCTGTTTTACAATACTGTAGCTGCTGCTTACAGCAGGTTGTCTATGATCCTCTACATAAAGTTCCACGGGGATTCCATGTATCTTTATGTCATAATCTCGCTTGTACAGCAGTCTTTTTGCATCAAAAAGTTCAGAAACTTCACGATCACAGACAACTTTACTGTAGTCTGCAATCAAGTGTAGATCTATGTCGCTGTGACTGGTATAGTTATAATTGGCATTGCCACCGGCTATGACTATATCCAATACAGTAAAAGGCACGCCAATGAACTTTTGAAAGTCCTGTGCAATACGTAACAGCGCACCTCTAACAGACCCTTTCATTTGGTTGTGATCCCATATCTTGGGATTCAACACAGTGTGATACTCAATGGGTTTAGAAAACTCGTTAAAATTCATAATACAATATTTATACCGGTAAATATCCATATTATGACAAAGAAAAAATATCACGGACAATTGCTTGCTGCTCATCCCAGCAACCCTGACGACGATCTGCAAGAATCAGTGATATTAATGATATCGCATACTGCTGATATTTCCATAGGATTACAGATCAATAGTGTAATTGAAAATCTAAGTCTACAGGATGTGGCCAAGAACCTAGGGCTTTGGTGGCCAGGAAATGATCCACTTTGGTATGGTGGAGAAACTGACGGCAACAAGATACACGTTATACACAGTCCCGATTGGTCGGGTCTAACCACAATTCGTATCAATGACGAAATATCCCTAACCAATGACGTCAGTGTAATAGCTGCATTAAATCGCGGACAAGGCCCAGAATACTACAGGGCCTGCGCTGGCTATCGTATGTGGGCCAATGGCAGTTTGGATCGTCAGCTACGTGCTGCTACCAACGCAACGTCCACGCATAGATGGGAAACTGTAGAGTCCACTGCTGAAAATATCTTTGGATATGATGGGCACCAACAGTGGGTCAATACCCTAGATGACTGTGCTCAATACCAAGTAGACTCTTGGTTCGCTTGATCAATCTCTAAATAATTTCTCAACTACTTCAAAGGATTGTCTATGGCCCACATGGTAGCTGTGGTACCTGGGACTGACATAGATATTGTTGATATCATGTGGCACATCTTGGAATGCATGATCATATCCACGATTTATAAAGAATGCATTGGCACCAGTATGTGAATTACAACAGACCAACCGATAACCGTACTGATCAAACAGTTTTACAAAGCTGGTTAGTGATGCTCCAAAGTAATCAGTACCGTTCCAATTATGGTTGGGGTTATAATCTATTTGGAATTCCACAGGTGGTGGAAACTTCCCATTGTATTCTACTATAAACAACTTGGGTCTAAGTTGTTCTCTGAGAATAGCTTCAGCAAAGTAAATGTCATTACCATCTAGGTCTAGCGATACAACATCAATATTTGATTGACCTAGATAAGATCTTGCCCTTGCAATACAAAGTGCAATAGTATCCAAACTGATCCATTCTTTCTGGAACAGCATTTTATTGTTTAGTTGATAGTTCCAAGCAAGATCTTGTCCACCTACCCAAGAGCCCCGCCAGCCCAGTGCTGCCAAGATTAGAGTGTTATTTTCCATACCATCGCCGGGACCAAATTCCAAATAGGTGCCATTTGCTTGGCTGTCAATTCTACGCAGAATTTCCAAGGTGATTCCGTCTTCATTGGTTTGACTAAAACATTTTTGCCCTCTATGGTTTAATGGGTTAATATGATTTGCCTGTTCCTGTTTTACAACAGTATCCAAGTAAACATGTCTCAAGTTTTTTACTTCTTCATAAATACCGGTATTGACATTGATCATGTAATCCAGTGTTGGTTTGATAATTTCATCAGTCATTTTATTAGTCTTTTTCTGGATTTAATGAGCTTAACATATTTCTAATCATTGCGCCGCCACCTGTTTTTATCTGAGGCTTTTCTAGGCTCCATCCTTCTTTGGGAGTAGGTCGTTCCCAACTTCCTTTGCTTGATTCACTGCTATCAGTAGCAGTACTAACAACACTGGTTCGTTTAAAATTGTTCAGCATGGAACTGCCGCCCTGTGCTCGTTGTTGATTAAAGCTGGGTTCAGTTTCTTCGTCAATGTCGGTGATGCGTAGAGTATCTACATTGAACTCTAGGTCGCATTTTTGTCCCACACCCGAGCTCGAACGTGTCTTCATAAACTGGATTTGATAGCGTCCACGTTCCTTCATAGCACGGCTTGTAAAGATACCAATGACATTATCTGCTGTCATAATCTTGCTCAAACCACCTGAAATATGACTGTGATCAAACTCAATTTCTTCAACTGCACTACGGTTCAACTGACTGGCTGTAACAGTTACACATTGGGTTTCCATGGCTAGATTTCGTATCTCTTCTGACACATATTTGTCTTTAACAAACAGATCACTAGCACTGACCTTGATGCTTAAAGGCATCATCAAATCCAGGTAATCTATTAATAAAACGTCGGGTTTTACGCCTTTTTTCACCTGATATTCCTTCAAATAGGCGCGAATATCGTTACAATTTTTACCACTGGGCATATACTTAATTTGCACACTTCCTGACTTTTTACCCAGCATTTTGACCTTTAATTCCACATCGTCAATGTTCTTAAAAATCTCACGAGTTGGGATACCTGTGGTCATACTATCCAGTCGCATGGCCACTAATCGCTCACTCAACTCAAATGTCAAGTATAAAACATTCAATCCCTGCTGTGCCCAGTTCACACCCAAATTGGCCAAGAACAGGCTCTTGCCACCACCGGATCCTGCACAAAAAATGTTCAACTCACCGCGGTTAAATCCACCATACAATTTCTTATCAATGCTGGGCCAGCCGGTGCCGATCTGTCCATTACCATCTTTCAGCGCACTGAGTCGAGCACGTGGATCTTCAAAGTAATCAGTACCCATGTCCTTGTTCAAACTGATCTGAATAGCATCCTTGATCAGTTTCTCAACTGGACCATAGTCACCTGCTTCAAGCAGATCGCTGGATTCAATAATTGCACGTTCAAGCCCTTTGTGGCGACTAAAGTTTTCAAACTCGTCCATGAGCCATTCATAGTTTTCCCTAGGCAGTGGAGCAGGGTCGAAGTCCATCTTGCAGTTTGCATTGACAATATTTGCTTCAGGCATGACCTTGTATTCGTCAACATACCGGTTGATAAATTCAGCAGTGGATTGTAGTCTCTGATCAAAGTTCAAATGATCAAAAATGTTTTGACAGCGTACAAATGTTTCTGCATCAGATAAAAACATCTCTATGTATAATTTTTGTATCTCAAAGCTGTAATTTGGTTTTGGTTTATTTTCTTTTTTACTCATCCGTTATTCCTTCTAATCGTTTCTTCAATAGGTTTAATTTTATTTCACCACTAACTTTATAATGTAGAATGGTAGTTAGCACATATAGTCTGCCGTATCGTTTTATTGCATCTGCTACATCCTTGACGTCATCTTCCCAAGGTGGCAGGCTTGCACTCCAGTCATTATCTATTGCTGCCTTGACCAGTTTAGCACCAGGTTGATCCTTATCAGGCACTACAATAACTTCTCGGCCCAAGGCTTTAATTCTAGCGCATTGTGTTTCATTAGGTTCATTGTGCATGATAGCCACACCATCTATGGCTATGGCGTCAAACTGTCCTTCAACTACTATAACACAAGTTCTGTCATATGTCTGTGCATCTAGGTTAAACACATAGCCCGGTTGTGCATCAGTTAGATATTTGGGCTTGCCCGGCTTTATCTTGCGGCCAGTATAACCTACTATCTTGCTATCGTGATAGAATGGCAGTATGACTCGATCTCTATATCCGTTAGCAGCACTCCAATGCCAGTTGTACCAATCCCATTTCATCTTACGGTCTAATTTACCGTCCGAAACAACATAATCAATTACAGCCAGTAGATCTGGATCTTGACAACCTTCAGCTATCCAGGTATCAATGGGTAAGCAATCTTCAGGCAATGCTACTTCTTTGAGTTCAAATGTCATGGCCCGTTTAGTCACAGGTTGATCGTCTTTGAGTTTGAGTACCAATAAACCAAGTCGACTTATATCTGAGTCACTCATACCTAGCCAGCGGAATAATGATTTGGTATTGTTGCTTAATAACTTACCTGGACTCCAACCTGCCTTAAATCCGCAGTTGAAGCAATGATAAGTAAAGCCGCCTGTTGGGGTAGTCATTACACCGCCACGTTGTCTGTCGTCGGGCTTTTCGCCCCTATGATGACAGCATACTCCGTTGAAACTTGTCCAGCCGCTAGGAGTTGTTTTTCTTTTAGATGGCAACAGCGCCTGTAAGGCGTCTTGGATTTCGTTCATTCATATAGTTTAGCACCTGTAAAGAGCTTTGTCAAATGATCCGAAGAAATTGGCATTGTCATTGTTCGACTCTGCCGGTGCTGTGTCAGGTACATACATGATCCTGACATAGGAAAATACACCATTGAAGTTTACATAATCAACCCCAGTAAAACCAGTATAAGTCCTAGTGGCCACTGTGACATATCTGCCAAAACTTGCCGGAGTATTGTCCAAAGATGCTTGTATATAAACTTTACCACGGAACCGAGTCATATACATGGCCATGGTATGCAATGCTGTATTGCCATTATACTCTGGGTAAGCGTAGATATTTCCACTCTTGTGCTCATACTTATAAGTGGCTGCATTGTAGTTTTTTAAGAAAGAAACAACTTCTTGGCTAGGTTGTAACACGGGTTCAACATCATTGCTTAAAAATAGTGTACCGGCTTGGCCGTAATAGGTATTGGTATATGTTGGTAAAAATGTTCCATCAGTATCACGCAATTTAACGCTGTATTGGTAGCTGGTTCTTGTTAAATCTATAGTATCATTTTCTGTAATGGTCAGCAATGCTAGACCGCGTGTGGTTGTATTCTCATCGAGCACTTGCAATTTCTTTTCTAATACCAATCGTTGTGTAGCAGTATCAAACATGGAGAACACAAAGGTCTGTGTATTTGAAATACTGACTCTTTTTTGATCGCTGTTCTTGAATTGAACGCGAACTTGGTTCTTGATACCTTTTTGGATTTTTAGATCGCGTTGATACATAACTTGATTGATTCCTCTGACATTGGGGTCCAAATCTAATATTACATCGAGTGTGTTAGAGTATAAATAGATTGGTAAATTTTGCATATAAGTATTTATTGAAAAAATGTCATCTAACACACCGTTCCAGGAAAATTATCCCTTTATATCTTGCGTCAAGTCCAACGACATAGAATATGTGGGTATAATTATCAACTTTGATGAATTTGTAGCCAGTATATACGATATCTCCGTTATTCGATCCGCAGATGAAAAACGTATTTTTTTAGAAATGGGGGAAGTTTGGTGGTGGGAAAGCAATAGAAAAATGCCAATAAACATTTTTCTAAAGAAGGAAATGCAAATATTTAGATATGCTATTAAAACATTCAATAGCAAAGATGCCGAAGTGGTATTTGGCCCAACTGTGAATCTCAGCGAAATTGCTGAAAAAAGAATCAAACGTAAATCAATTCAACTAGTTAGAACTCCTAAGAGTATTCGTAACTAACACCTTCGCAGATTAGATTCATCTGCACTACAATTACATGAGCATAGGCAACGGCGTGTGCCTTTTTGAAGAAGTATTCATCTCCGGCTGGTTTCACCCAAACTTCGTTGTTCACGGTGTTCCAATCTTGCCCGATCAGATATCGTTTCGCTGGGCGTATCATCGCTAGTACTGCCGCTAATTGAGCAATACTCCTCGGCTTCATTGTCCGTAGGATACTCCCGTGTCCATTTACGTGAAATAGCATGGAAGTAAATTCGTCTTGATCCAATAGATCCCATAATGGCTCCGTATTTAAAAGGCTTTGCAAATGTGTTTCATCTCTAACTCCTTGATATGCTGATACATTTAAGAAATCTATCTTGAAGTATCCGCGACTATCTGCTGTCTTATAATCAATACTGGCAGTATCAGTTAATGGATTATAGGGAATGGCCTGACAGTATACTCCAGTATTGTGCTTTTTAAAATTGCCATTACTATCTTGAATAGCCGCAGGAATATGCTGGATAGTATCCAGTGCCTGCGTTCTATCTAAAAAGTCAATGTCAATATCTGGCATTACATTTCTCCACTCTCTGCCAATTTCAACATCAGGCTATAATGTTCGTAGGCTTTCTTCACTGCTTGATACTTGTCGCGCAGCGTTCGCTCTTGTTCCTTTTGTTTCATAAGGGTTTCAAACATATTATAGTGACCGTGATCTCGCATATTATTAAACACTTTAGCTTCAAAGTCTGCAATGCGAGTAAGTTCACCTTCAGAAATTTCTACAGTATATAATCGTTCAGTCTCGTATTGCAATGATTCTGTTGCAGTCATCATATTATAATCTTGAGAATACTGAAAAAATCTTGTATTCATACGAGTGTGTCTATAAGCACGTTTATTAGTATCAAGCACGTTGATACGATGATCCTGTATAAAACTTTTTAAGTTGTCGTCCATTATTATTTTCCAAATTTTAACATAGCCATTAAGGCATGATGTTTATCTTCTATAGCTATTGTAGCAGGACCACCCAGTGTGGCACGTTTAATAGTCCATCCTTGCCCACCTATACGATTATGTAAGTAATACATTCGAGGACCAATGTATCGCATACACCAGGCCTCTACTTGGTGATAATCACTAGTTTTAAATTCCATTATGACCATTTCAATATATAAAATGTTGCGTATTTTTCAGTATAGAATTTAAACACAGCATGTTTTGGAGTAACTCCGTCCTCGGTGGTCCAACTTGCTCGATTGTAGGCAAAATCAAAATCAATACCTTGTACTAGATTTGCTTGTCTAAGTTCTCTCACTTTTTCCATTGTTGAATTAGCATCGCCAAGTGCCTTAACTTCAACTGTCATTTACTTAATTCCAACTTCACCGCAAATTTCTTGAACTAATGCAACGTCTGCAGGTAACTCTCTAAATCTCTTGACCCAGAATGGTATGTCCAATGCAGGGGCAATGATATTCAATTGTTCATCATTCATGTTACTCAACATGGCCTTGCCAGTTGGGCTGTTTAATACTACCCAGGGAGATATTGCACCATTTAATATATCATGCACTGCCTTGTTAAGGCTGACATAGTTAAAGTAATGTTCAAAATTTGCATTGTGCTCGTCAGCCCATTCCATCATTGTTTTCAAACTGCGCTGCACTGCACTTTCAACTGGCTCAGTTTTAAGCATCTCAAACAGATATTTCTCATAGAGATCATCGCGACACCAGTGATCTAATTTAATACCACTTTTGATCACATAGTCTATAAACTTTGTTGGATATAATGGTTTGATATTGTTAACAAAACTGCCAAACTTTACAAAGGCATTGTAATAACTGCTGTCAGCAAACTCATCATAAGTTTTTTGTTTCTTGGCGTTCTGTGTCAACTGCCAGAATCTATTAAATGCCAAATATCCGGCCTGAACACGTTTTTCATCTTGTTGTAGAGCACGCCGTTTGCGTTCGCACATGTGAGCAACTAGAGTCTTATCTTTCATAAAACTCTTATTGCAATGCACACACTTGTAAGGTTGATCTACCAATGCTATCATTCGTAATCTTTTCTTTGTTGTTTATCAAAGCCCATTTTGTCAAATAATTCTGTAATGTCTGCTTGGTCCATTAGAGATGCCATTAATTTAATTTCTTCTAATTTTGTTGCAGGATGTAACTCACACAATAACTTTTCAATTTTATTAGCCTTGCCTTTCTTCCCTGCTGCTAGATATTGATGAAAACATTTAGCACCACCGCCTACAGCAGCATATAATTTCCACTGCAATGCCTTATGATTTTTACTGATATCTGAATAATTTTTATTAACCAATTCGTTAGTTCTGTCAAGATACCATTCTTGTGTATCAAAGTCGCCTTGGGCACTTGAAGTGAAACGCATCAATAAGAACGGACTAAATTCATTGCGTTCCTCAGATGTGGAAAGATTGTCATAAAAGTTATAATCTTTCATGTCCACTGCACCTATGATAGCCTGTTTTGCCTTTTCAGCAGCCGGCGATTTAGTCTTGACTTTAGCCTTTGTTTTTGCGGTTGCCATATCTTTCCTTGTAGTGATCTGTTAGTGCGTATATTACTTTAACACGTTCCAATGCTATTTGTAAAGCCCGATTGGTGAGAGCAGCACGGTGAATATTTCCCCATAACTGACTTTCCATTATAGCGTCATGCAGGTTTCGGACCTTGTCACTTTCCAAATGCAGTTCACGCTGACTAGAACCTTCTTTTCTAGCATAAACTGTTTCACCTTTGTCGGGACTTTCAAATATCTTGGTCATATTACCATGCCTTGGTATAATCTATCAATTCACTTTGCCGGCTAACTTCTTTAACAAAGTATGCACATAAGGGTTTAGGTCCCGAATGTAGAGGTGTGCATAATAATTGTCCTGGACGCATTTTGGGAAAATACCATTTGACATCTTGATAAACATCAATAATATCAATGTCATGAAACTCCGGACGAAAACTGCTTAACGGATTAAAACAGAATGTTCGAAATCCACGATCATTAAGACTAGTTAATGGCAATACTTCCATGTCCGGACCTTCTGGGTCTCCTACAATGGTGCACCAATCCAATGGCATGGTTAGTTCATGCGGACCAATCTTTAATACCACTGCCGGTCCTGTAAAACTCTCTAAAAAGATCAAAGGTACAAAAAAGTGATCTGGATCTGAATTATTAGAATTATCAAAGACTGCAAATCGTAAATCGTCGTCTATTTCTTCCGGTAGTTCGTTGAGATAAAAAACTTTATCTTCTAAGGTTAATATTTGCATTATTGATATTTTACTTTTTCTATTGTGAAAGGATATTTTGCTTCTTTATAGAAGCGTTTGCGCTCTGTTAAATGCCGCTTGGCATATTTAGTACTGGCAGTTAAATCCCAGATTTGGACGAAGTCTTTGTCGTCGGCTTTTCTAATGCCCCGTCCAATAGATTGGATAACGCGGACAAAGCTCTTTCCGGGTTCCAAAAGCAC